AGGGCGCAGATACATCTGGAGAATGTTAAGAATAACTGGAGTTGATAAACAAACCTTTGAAGGTGATATTAACTGGAGTGTATTTAATTCAGGTGAAAGAAATATCGGTTTAATTATCAAGACTGATATCAATGAAGCTGATCCGATGTCTATGATCACGATGATGAAAGAAGCTAAATACAAGTTGGATAATGAAATGGAACCAGAATCAAAAAAGGAGTCACGCAATGAATGACGAAGCCGTTAATAGCACTGATGAAGAAGAAGTCGGCGGTGCAGAAGAAGTAAAATTAGAAGAAAAGTTATTTGATTCAGAGGAGAAAGTTGCTGAAACCAAAGAAGCTGAAGTTAAGGCTGTTGAAGAAAAAGAAGAAGTTAAGAAGGTTCCTGAAAAATACGAAATGAAGCTTCCTGAAGGGTCAAAACTTTCTAAGACTGAAGTTGACGATATCGCTGCTTTTGCAAAAGAGCAAGGGTTGTCACAAGAACAGGCTCAGAAACAATTAGATCGTGAAAGCAAGCTAGCAGAAGGGCATGATGCTAAAAACCTGGCTCAACTAGAGGAAGCTACTGAAAAGTGGTTAGACTCAGCTAAAGCTGACAAAGAAATTGGCGGCGAAGCATTCCCAGAACACGCTGAACTGGCAAAGCGTGTTATATCGAGATTCGGTACTGAGGAATTCAAAAATGAACTTAATGCAACAGGTTTGGGAAATCATCCAGAGCTTGTCCGAGTGTTCGTTAGAATCGGAAAGTCGATGCGTGAAGACCAATTTGTTCAGCCAGGTTCTAAAATTGAACAACCAAAAGACCTCGCCACTAAATTTTATGGTGAGGATAAAAAGGAGTAACATATGGCTACTATTGGAAGCAATGTATTAACACTCGCTGATTGGGCAAAACGACTTGATCCAGATGGTAAAACACCTGATATCGTTGAATTGTTAAGTCAGACGAATGAAATTTTAACAGACATGATGTTTTCGGAAGGAAACTTACCTGTCGGTCACAGAACAACTGTTCGCACTGGTCTACCGACTGTTGCGTGGCGTTTGCTCAATAACGGCGTTCAGCCAAGTAAAAGTACCACAGCTCAAATCGATGAGTCTTGCGGTATTCTAGAAGCTTGGTCAGAAGTCGATGTTGATCTTACTAAGTTAAACGGCAATGCACAAGCATTCCGTCTTTCAGAAGCACAATCGTTTATTGAAGCAATGAACCAAGAAATGGCATCAACGCTATTTTATGGTAACTCTTCAACATCTCCAGAAGAATTTACTGGTTTGTCAGCTCGTTATAGCTCTTTGAGCGCAGCGAATAAACAAAACATTGTAAATGGTGATGGATCTCAGTCTGACAACAGTTCTATTTGGCTTATTGGTTGGGGTGCTCAAAGTATCTTTGGTATTTTTCCAAAGGGATCTAAAGCTGGCCTTGAACATAATAACCATGGTGAAGTTACAGTAGAAACTACTGCTGGAATCGCTGGTACTCGTATGCGTGCATACCAAGATCAGTGGAAATGGAAAGTTGGAATTGCACTTCGTGACTGGCGCTACTGTGTTCGTATCCCGAACATTGACATTAGCTCACTTGTTGCGAAATCTTCGGCTGCTGATATCATCGAATTGATGATCAAGGCAATCCATAGAATTCCAAATCTTCGTGCAGTTAAGCCTGTTTTCTATATGAACAGAACTGTAATGCAGATGCTTGATATCATGCGCCGTGATGATGTCATTTCTGGTGGCGGTTTAACTTTCGCAGAGGTGGATGGTAAGATTCAATATTCTTTCCGTGGTATCCCTATCCGTGTTTGTGACGCTCTAACTCAAGCTGAAGCAGTAGTTTCATAACAACCGAAAGGTAAGGAGAATAATTATGTACGTTGATGCACAAAATCAATTTTCAAGCGCCCAAGCCGTAACTGCGGCAGCTGGCTCAACAAACACTATCGATCTTGGTGCTGTTCGAGATCTTGGTACAGGTGAAAACTTGTTCCTTGTCGTTTCGATCATCACCACTTTAACTGATGGTGGAAGTAACGCTGGAACAGTTGTAGCTATCGAAGGCGATAGCACGACAACTATCACTCCAGATGCTACTCAAGATGTATTAACAATCGCACAAGCTGCGGCTGCTGGTACAACTTATATCCATCGTTTGGATCCAGGTTCAGCGCCTTTAAATCTTCAGTATATCCGTCTTAAATACACGCCGACGACTGCTAATTTAACTGGTGGAACTATCAGTGCGTTTTTAACACACAATATCCAAAAGTATACAGCTTACGCTGATAATATTACTATTAGTTAAGTAGTGTTTTAATCGAAGGATAAAAAGGGGGGTTGGTAAAACAGCCCCTCCATCCTTTACCTTCAAAAGGAGTAAAAATGAAAGTTCGAGCACTTGATATTTCGGGGCAAAAATATTCTGGATACTATGATCACAAACGTAGAATTCCGGGTGAAGTATTTACTTTAGCCCCAATTGTAAAAAAAGGTAAAGACGGCAAGCAGATTGTTATCTCTCCTGAAAATCAGTTTTCAGAAAGATGGATGGAAAAGGTAGATAAAGATGCTGTTGTTAAAGTACCAGAACCAGAGACTTCGCCTTCAGATGAAATTGCTGGGGATGAAGTTATCTAGGAGAAAACATGGATCATTTTTTTGGTAAAACATATGAAACAATAGCAGCTTCTCAAACAAACCAAGCCTTAGGCACGACTGGCAAAACTGGGGATACATTAAGTAGATTAGTTTGCTCTGTAGCAACAGCAGCAACATCTGCGGTTAGTCTTAAAGATGCAACAGGAACATTGATTCCTATTCTACCAGCCAATACGCCAATTGGGTCTTATGTCGTAGAAATAGGTGCGGTAAGTACAGCTGGTGCATGGAATGTAACGACAGCGGCTGGAGTTTCAGTTATTGCTGTTGGACAATTCAGGTAGTCACGATGCCTGATTCAAGCTACAGGACTCCAAATCTTGGGGCTTCTAGACCTAGACCAGCAGACGCTGGTTTTTACGCTGATATTCAGTTTGATGCTTCTGACGCTGCTCCTGATTATATAGGATTAAACCTAAAATCTGGGGCAGCCGACAGTTTAACCGATTGGAAGATTTATAAATTCACATATTCAGGATCAGATGTAACAAGAATTCAGTTAGCCTATGGAACATGGACTGACAGGGCGACTTATTTCTAATGGGCTATAAATTCAATCCATTAACAGGGACATTTGATTTATTTAATTCATCATCTGGCGGAGTCTCAGATTTTGTAAGTCTTACTGACACTCCTGCTACTTACTCTTCCCAAGCGCTTAAAGTAATCCAAGTAAACGCTGCCGAGGATGGGCTAGAGTTTATAACTTTAGTTGGCGGTGGGAACGCTTTAACGGCAAACCCACTTTCACAATTCGCAGCAACTACTTCAGCTCAATTAGCAGCAACAATTTCAGATGAAACAGGAACAGGGCTTTTGGTTTTTGCAACTTCACCAACATTGATTACTCCTATTTTGGGAACACCTACTTCTGGCAATTTATCTAATTGCACAAATTACACTGAGACAGACCCAGTTTATTCAGCGAGCCAAGCATTTAATATAGACGCAGGAGATATTACAAATTTAAGCAACTTGTCAGGCACAAATACAGGCGATCAAACTTTACCAACAGACTTCGATCCAGCAGGGACAGACAACTCTACGAATGTTTCACTTAGCGGAACAGGAACTTACATTTCAATCATTGGACAAGTTATTACAGTTGATCCAATCACAGAAAGTGACATATCGGATTTAGGAACATACTCAACTGATATTCATTCAAATATCGCAGCTCTTGATTTAGTAAGTGGAACGAATACAGGTGACCAGAGTTTAACTGCGTACCAATTGAAACCGTCAGAAGGTGCTTTTGTTGATGGAGACAAAACTAAACTTGATGCAATTGAAGCTTTAGCTGATGTAACTGACACTGCAAATGTGACATCGTCAGGTGCTGTTATGGACTCAGAGCTTGCAAGCATTGCAGATGTTAAAGCATTAAACCAAAGTGTTATCAGTGGGGCTACCCCAACATTTACAACAACAAATTTTACAGATGCTTCCAACAAACGGCTGATGACTGATGCTCAAGAAACTGTTTTAGATAATACTTCTAATACGAATTCAGGAGATGAAGCCACAGCAAGTGTAACTGTTTCTGGAATTTCAGAGTCAGCAACCATAGCTGAGGTGAATACTGGAACCGATGCGGTAAGACATGTTACTCCAGATAGTTTGGAAGGCTCGGATCTACAAATAAAAGTAAATGCAATTGAAGCATTGGCTGATGTCACAGATACAACTAATGTTACAAGTGCTGGGGCATTAATGGATTCAGAATTAATAAGCATTGCAGATGTCAAGGCGTTGGATCAAAGCGTTGTGAGTGGGGCAACTCCAACTTTTACAAATACTAATTTCACAGAAGCGACTGATAAGAATTATGTGACAGATGCACAACAGACAGTCATAGGTAATACGAGTGGAACAAACACAGGCGATCAAACAATTCCAGCGACAGGCGTGGATTTTGATCCTGTTGGAACTGATAACTCAGATAATAATGCAGCTAATAGTTTATACAGTGGGCTTGTATCTAATGCAACTCATACAGGTGATGTTACAGGCTCAACAGCACTTACAATCGCAACTGGTGCAGTTGACATAGCAATGCTCTCTGCTTCAGGGACAGCTTCATCATCTACTTATTTAAGAGGTGACAATACTTGGGCTACTCCATCAGGGGGGACTTCCCTTGAATACGCAGAATTTTATACGACAACTGGTGGAGTTACGGCTGTTACTACGACAGCTAAAACCTTAGTTATAGCAAGTACCCGAGTTAATTCTGATGGTGCAATTTTCGCACTAGCTCCCAATATTGTTACAGTTAATAAGACAGCAGATTTCAAATTCACATTTGATTGCTATTTTAATTCAGGTTGAACTGCAAGAAGTGAATATGGCTTTTTCATCGAGCGAGATAATGGTGGTGGATATGCTGAAGAAACTGCAACAAGAGGCGCTACTTATCAGCGTGGATATGATAGCGGTCAAAGCATGACAATTGGCTGTATATTATCTGTTACAAGCGGTGATAAATTTAGAGTTAGAGTCCAAAAAACTGATGGTGGTGGAACAACTGGTTATCAAGATGACAATGGCACACGACTTTTAATTGAAGAAAAATAACATTCATAGAATACGATAATAAAGGGAAGTATGACAAATAACCGAGTAGATGGTCCAAAAGATAAGAACGAGCCCGAGCGAAGACGGAGCAACGATCATATATTGGACAGACTCGAGACTAAATTTGATGCTTTTATGTTATCTCACAGCAAATTGGTTACATCTAGTGCGGTCACGTCAATCAAGATTGAGAACATTGAGAGACAGACGATAAAAACCAATGGTCGGGTTGGACAGCTCGAGGAAGATTGCGACAAAGTTCATGCTTGGAAGAATATCAAGACAGGACAATTCAGTATTATTTGTTGGGCTGTTGGGATAATGGCGGTGGCTCTTGTGGGAGCTTGGGTAAAGGTTTTGTGGGCATAAATGAGATCGCATACTCTAGTGCATTTAATAACTGCCTTAGAGTACGAGCTTGAAGAGCTTTACAATACA